GAACCTGAACAGGCTTATGCAAAAAAGTATTAGTGAGGGAGATAACTACTATGCTCCTAAACAGACAGTAGCCCGTATCCATAAATATCTAGTGGCATTTCACAGTATTGTGCAGGAATACATTGATAAAGGTATCCTGCCATCTTATCAGGCAGGTTACATTGCGCTTGACAAACAGTTTGGAACTATCGGGATAAATGGTGCGCTTGAAAGTTTTGAATGGTTCACTATGCGGGAACGTATGGGAACTAACGATTACCCTGAGTACCTTAGAGTCATTCTTGAAGGAATAAAAGAAGACAATAAAAAGGCTCGTGAAACTTACGGCATTCGTTTTAATACTGAATTTGTCCCGGCTGAAAACCTTGGCATCAAAAATGCTAAGTGGGATACAGAAGACGGGCTGTGGGTTCCACGTGACTGTTACAATAGCTACTTCTTTCCTGTCGAGGATGACTCACTGACAATTTTAGATAGACTAAAGTACCATTCGGAAGATGTCTCACAATATCTTGATGGTGGAGCGGCTTGTCATCTGAACCTCAGTCAATTACCGACAGTCAATCAAGCTAAAGCACTTATTGAAATTGCGTGTCGTCTTGGTGTGCCATATTGGACAACTAACGTTCTTTGTACCATCTGCAAGTCTTGCGGGGCTATTGATCCGGTAACCCGCTATGACCAATGCCATACTTGTGGCTCGAAAGAATTAGACTACGGAACTAGGGTTATTGGCTATTTGAAACCAATCTCGTCGTTTGCTAAAGGAAGGCAAATAGAAGCCGCAAAACGGCACTATATGAAAGGAATTGATAAACAATGTTAAGAAAAATCTATAAAAGTTTGGCTCTCTTTTTTGAGAAAGTAAACTACAAATGTATCGACATGGAATTTGATCGTGCAGAAAAAGACCGTAAGAACTTACAAAAGGTGGAAAAAGCTCTCTTTGAAGCTCGGGCTAAAGTCTTATTGGAAATTAAAGAACTGGAAACTGAATATCAGTTAGAAGACTGATCTATGATTGCCTACTTTGATATTGAGACAAACGGACTGTATCAGGACGTAACTCAGGGTCATTGTATGGTTATCAAAATTGATAATGAAGTCCTAAAATATCGCCGCCACGACGGGGTACATCAAGGAGCCTTAAAACTTCTTGAAGTTCTCCGACAAGGCGGTTTTATTTGTGGGCATAACATTATCGACTATGATATTCCGACCTTAGAGAAACTTTTCCCTGATGTGATTTTTGACCGAAAATATCGTGGTCAAATAATAGACACTCTTGTTTTAGCGCGCTTGATATACAGCAACATTAAAGATAAAGACTTCGGTCTAATGAAAGCTGGCAAAATTCCCGGTGACCTTGTGGGTTCTCATAAGCTCGAAGCATGGGGTTATCGCTTGGGAGTCTTTAAAGGTGCTTATGGTAAGCAAGAGAACGCTTGGGCTGAGTTTAGTGAAGAAATGTTAGATTACAATGTTCAGGACGTTATCGTAACAGAACAACTTCACAAGCTACTGGAAAGTACCACTTATCCTAAAGGTGCTATTGAATTAGAACATCAAGCTCAGTGGCTGATGTCAAAGCAGGAGCGTAACGGCTTTCCGTTTGATGTCTTTAAAGCTCAGGAGTTGGAAGAAGTTTTGAGAAAAAGAAGTGCTATTTTAGATGCTCTAATTCGCAAGGAAGTACCACCTATTCCAGGCAAGGTTTTCATACCTAAAAGAGACAATAAAAAACTTGGCTATAAAGCTGGCGTGCCTATCCAGCGTTATAAAGACTTTAACCCAAACAGCAGACAGCAACTTGAATGGGTTATTACAAAACATTTTAATTATAAGCCTGATAATGACGAACTCTACGAAGATACTCGACTGAAGATTGACGATATTACTTTTGGGTTCATTAAGGCTGACCCCAAGGCACCTGAAGCACTTAGAACACTTGCTGTGCCTATGGAAGAATACCTTATGGTTTCTAAAAGACTTGGACAAGTAAGCGACGGGAAAATGGCGTGGCTGAAAATGGTTCGGGCAGATGGTCGTATTCACGGACGTGTCAATCCTTGTGGTGCTGTAACTGGTAGGGCAACCCATTCTTACCCGAATGTTGCCCAAGTACCGGCTGTAGGCAGTCCATACGGTAAAGAATGTCGTAGTCTATTTAAAGTCCCTGACGGATGGTATCAAGCGGGTGTCGACGCCAGTGGACTTGAACTTCGTTGTTTAGCTCATTTTATGGCACCATATGATAACGGTGCTTATGCCCATGAAATCCTTAATGGTGACATTCATACAGCCAATCAGATTGCCGCAGGGTTACCCGAACGTAACCAAGCCAAGACATTTATTTATGCCTTTTTGTATGGTGCAGGTGACGCTAAAATTGGCAAAATTGTACATGGTGATGAAAAAGACGGGCGACGTTTAAAGAAAGAATTTTTAAAGAAGACACCAGCTATTGCTCAACTTAGAGCCGCCATAGAGAATACTCTCGTAGAAAAGAGAGGTCTTCGTGGAAATATTATTAAATGGCGTAGAAAATACCTTAAAGGACTAGATGGCAGACCGCTTCATGTACGATCTATCCATTCAGCTCTCAACCTGCTCCTTCAATCAGCGGGTGCACTTATCTGCAAAAAGTGGATAGTGCTTCTCGAAGAAAACCTGCTTGCACTCGGTCTTGACCATGGGGCTGACTTTCAATACATGGCGTGGGTACATGATGAAGTACAGGTTGCCTGCCGGACAAAAGAGATTGCTGAAACTGTCGTTGAGATAGCTCAGGAATCCATGAGACAGGCACAAGACTTTTTCGGTTTCAGAGTGCAACTGGATACCGAAGGAAAGATAGGTAAAACGTGGTGCGATTGTCATTAATTTTATGCCTGTTGTTGTCCACCTTTTACTTTCAAGATGTTACCCTTACAGCCTACACAGCATCCGTTGAGGAATGCGGTAAGGCTGATGGGATAACAGCGAGTGGCACTAAGGCTACCCAAGGACGAACTATAGCCGCCGATCATCTGCCTTTTGGCACTCACGTAGAAATCGACGGACACATTTATACTGTCGAAGACCGCTTTGGTGGCGGTTACAAAAACAAAATTGATATTTACTTTGACAACTATATGGATGCCATAAACTTTGGCAGACAGCAAAGAGTTGTCAAGGTTTATTACTAAGGAGGAATTTAATTATGTATGAACCTATTATTGACCCTATGATTTTCTATTGGATGGATGTTTTGAGCAATATTAAGTCTTTGCCTTACTTTTTATTTATACTTTTAGTAATATTTAGTGGTGGAGCTTGTGTGACTTATACTGATTATTGTAAGGAACAACCGCCTGTACATAGAGAGGCAAAAAGAATAGCAATTTGTCTACTTATTCTATGCCCTATTAGCGCATCTCTTTCTTTCTTCATTCCTTCTAAAGACACCATGTACAAAATGCTAATCGCCAAACAGGTAACCCCGCACACCCTTCAAGTAACCGGGGAAACCGCAGAAGTGATCGTTGATAAAATCAGCGACAAACTTATTAATGTCATACAGGAGGTCAAGAAATAATTATGGCTAAGAAAAATAAACAAACTACTGTAGATATTTCATGCCCTAAATGCGGACACCCTTTGCTATCCTTAGGGAACCTTGTAGAACCCACTAAGGTTACCATTCAGTGCCCTTGTGGATATACTTTGAAAACTAAGGATATCACAGGAGGAAATTGATGACCCCGCATTACAAAAAAGAACTTCAAGAAATTGCCAACAAACACGGTTACTCTGTACGCTCAGAGGAACGTCTTAACGCCTTATCAGACAAATTTCTCGGACAAGTAACTAAGTACGGAAGGATGTATTGTCCTTGTCAGAATGTCCGTAATGAGGATACCATTTGTCCTTGTAGATACATGAGGTCTTATGGTGTCTGTAAGTGTGGGTTGTTTACTAAGGAGGAAGCTCATGGCAAACAAGAAGAAAACCTCTAAGACCTTCTTTGACTACCACCCGGACTTTCCTCGTGATAAGTCACATCTTATCCAGCTCTGTCTCCCACGTGAAAAAATGAATAACAAAAAGACACCTCAGTTTCCCTTGATGTACTCAGAGAAACTTGATGGTGTCTTTTGTTTTGCCGTATGTGATACCACAAGTGCCCATATCTTTAGCCGTACAGGTGAAGAATATCTAAGCCTTGAACATCTTAAACCGGAGCTGTACGACATTGCCACGACACTCTGTACTGATGTAATTATATTTGAAGGATACGCCAAAGGTGTACCTCAGCCGACAATCAGTGGATGGTGTCGTGATACTAAGAACCAGCATTATGAAGTTGGAGCCTATGTACATGATGCTTTAAGTCTTGACGAGTTTTTTGGAGCTTGTGAAATTCGTACTTATGAAGAACGCTCGAAAGACTTAGAACGTATTGGATTTTGGCAATGTTATCATCACACCTTCCTTGTACCGCAATACTACGCAGACACGTGGTCAGATATTGATAAAGCCGCAAATCGAGTTTGGAATGCAGGCGGTGAGGGGTTAGTTGTGAGAGACCCTCAGGCTGGATATTATCCCGGTAAGCGTAACGAAACAATGCTTAAAGTCAAGAAGGGTATTAGCTATGACCTAAAAGTTCTCAGTCTCCAAGAGGGTACGGGAAAATATAAAGGTATGACCGGTGCGCTTGTCTGTCAGTTCAGAGACGGTAAGACGGTCACTGTTGGTACAGGTCTTACGGATGACCAAAGGAAACGCTGGTGGTCTGATTTTTTCTATGACGAGATCATAGGTAAAATAGTACAAATTGACGCTATGGCTGAGAGCACCAAAGGTGTCCTGAGAGAACCAAGATTTAAGGGCATACGTCATGATAAAACAGAAGGAGACTTTTGATATTGAATAAACAACCAATGCAGATACTCTTTGATGCTGATATGGTGGTCTTCAGGGCGACCTCAGCGTGTGAGCGTGAAGTAACTTGGTATCCTGATTTTTCAACATTACATTGTGACCATAACGAAGCTAAAACTATTGTTGATGATACTGTAGCACGTATTACTGAAAAAGTGTTGCGGCATTACAGCTACGAAGGTAACTATGAAATTATAATGTGTTTCTCTGATGATACCAACTTCAGAAAGAAAATCCTGCCAACCTATAAATTGAACCGCATGGGAAAAAGAAAACCCTTAGGGTACTTAGGTGTTAAACAGTGGGTATCAGAAAATTATACTTGTTATCAGAGACAAAGCCTTGAAGCTGACGACTGTATTGGCATCTTGGCTACCCTTAAAGGCACTAAGTCAGTAATCATAAGTGGTGATAAAGATTTTAAAAGTATTCCCGGTAATTTCTATAACTTAATCAGTGATACTTTCTTAGAGACAAGTCAAGAGGAAGCAGATTATAACCACCTTTATCAAACCTTGATTGGAGACATAGCAGATAACTACAAAGGTTGCCCTGGACTTGGGGCAGTTGGAGCTAAGAAACTGTTAGATCAGTCCGCAACTTGGGAAACTGTTGTAAGCGCTTTTGAGAAAAAAGGGTTGACTGAAGGTGAAGCTTTGATACAAGCTCGTGTAGCTCGAATTCTCAGAGCCGAAGATTACGACTTTAAAACTAAGCAACCTATCCTTTGGACTCCTAAGTGTCACATATAAATACAAAATGCTAAGTGTCACATAAAGAGACGAAGACAAACCAAAAGTTATAACAGAGGGAGGTCTTAAAGAATACTTTTAGATGACGAAATGAAACTTCCGTTTGTCCATAATGACCTTATAGATTACCTAAAGTCTCTCTATAGTGTTGATAATTTATTGTCTAATAAAAAAACAACCAATAGTGATGAACATATAGGGTACATGAAGGGAGTCCAAGAGGTCATTACGAGACTGGAAGTTTTAAGTAAAGGAAGGGAGGGTGATTAGACTTGTGTCTATTTAAAACACCAAAAATCTCCACACCTCAGGTACAAACTACAGCGGCACAGTTAGTTCCCTCTACATCTGCTGAGGAACCGGATAGTCCGCAGTTTGGCGGTACTGAGGATACCTTCAATAAGCGTAAAGGTCGAAACGCTTTGAAAATCAATCTTGACAAAGGTGGATATAACCCTGTCAACTATTAAAACCTTAAGGAGACAAGATGTGCAGTAAAAAACCAAAAATCACTTATCAAGAAGCCGCCGCTCCTGCCGCCGCTCCTGTTGCCGCACCTACTGATACAGGCAATATGACTACTATTGACACTGAAGGTCAGAAACGGAAACGTAAAGCTGTTGGTAAGAAAAAGCTAATGATTAATTCAAATGCGGGTTCTGGTACTGGGGTTAATGTTTAAAGGCGGTGATGTCTGATAGATAATAAAAAACTATCAGTCGACCTTAGTGATCCTCAAAGGGAAACGGCAAAGAAACTCTATGAACGCTTAAAGTCTGTACGTGACGCTTATACGAAGCGGGCTGAAGACTGTGCGGCTATGACGATACCTGCACTTTTCCCAAAAGAGAGTGACACAGACTCTACAAGTTACCAAACACCTAATCAAAGTGTTGGTGCTCGTGGTGTCAATAATTTGTCGAGTAAATTACTCTTAGCGTTGTTTCCACCTAATAGCCCTTTCTTTAGATTGTCTATCAGTGACAAGATACAGGCAGAGCTTGTAGATAGGGAAGAACTACGACAGGAAGTTGAACAGGCACTTCTCCGAATAGAGCAGTGCGTTATTCGTTATATCGAAACAAGACAAATTCGTGTGACAGTAAAAGAAGCTCTAAATCAGCTCATTATTGCAGGTAACTGCCTTTTGTTTTTACCTCCTGCTGAAGGTGGAGCGAAGCTTTATCGACTGTCAAACTATTGTGTCCAAAGGGACGCCTTAGGAAATGTCATTCAGATAGTCACTATTGATACTCTTGCCTATGCGACACTCCCCGATAACGTAAAGACCCTTGTAGCATCCGACGGGCGACAACATGAAATGGACGAAAAAATAACTGTTTACACTCATGTTTACCTAGAAGGTGACCAATACCGGAGTTATCAGGAAGTAGACGAACAAGTCATTGACGGTTCCGAACAATTTTTCCCAAAAGAAAAGACTCCGTGGATTGCCCTTCGTATGGTCAAAGTCGACGGAGAGTCGTATGGTCGTAGTTTTGTCGAAGAATATTTAGGTGACTTACAGAACCTTGATGCTCAATCAGAAGCTATAAGAAACTTTTCTGCTATTACAAGCCACATTATTTACCTTGTGAACCCTATGGGTGTCACTCAGGTACGGAGGGTGGCGAAAGCTAAATCCGGTGAATTTGTACCGGGAAGAAGTGAAGACATTGAAGCCTTGCAGACAAATAAACTCAACGATATGTCTGTAACTAAATCATATATTGATGGACTTGAACAACGTCTAAACTTTATCTTTTTGTTAAATAGTGCTGTTCAAAGAAACGCAGAGCGTGTCACAGCGGAAGAAATCCGTTATGTAGCCGGGGAGCTTGAAGACACACTCGGCGGGACTTATAGCATCCTCTCACAAGAGCTACAACTGCCATTGGTAAGACGCTTAATGGTTCAATTAGAAAGTGCGGGTGAAATTCCGACCTTACCAAAAGAAGCAGTTGAACCAGCAATCACAACAGGTTTAGAAGCCTTAGGACGTGGGCATGATCTAAATAAACTGATAATGCTTAAAGACATTATTGCATCTATACCTGAAGCCGCTCAAATGATGAAAATGGACAAACTTGTCTTAATGCTGGCTACGTCTCTCGGTATTGACACCACGGGTCTCATAAAGACTCCTGAAGAACTACAAGAGGAACAACAGCAACAAATGGCTATGCAACTTGCAAGCCAAGCGACGCCGAACCTGACCAAAGGCATGGTAGATGCGGCGAACCAACCACAATAATAAAGGAGGAATTAAATGTCTACAGTAGAAGTAACCCTGCCTGAAAACACTGCTACCGAGGAAACTGAGGTCAAGGACACAGGGACATCGGAGGAACAGGAGGTTGTAGTCGAGTCACCCGAAGGTGCACCTGAAGGCGACACAAAGGAAACAGAAGATGCCCCCGAAATCAGCGAAGAAAAGGCACTTGAAACAGAAATCAAAGACCAAACAAAGGCTATTGAAGATGCAACTACTTTGCTGTCTGATAAGGGAATTAACTATGAAGCATTGACCGCAGAGTATGATGCTAACGGCTCTATCTCTGCTGAAAGTTATGCCGCTTTAGCAAAAGCTGGTTTTCCTGCGTCAGTCGTGAATGCTTACATTGCAGGTGTAGAAGCGACTCAAAATAAAATTGTCGATGCCGTTTACCGTTATGCGGGTGGTCAAGCAGAATACGAAAAGGTAACTGCTTATATCCAAGCAAAAGGTAAAGAAGATGTCGATAGTTTTAATGCTCTCATTGACAGTGGTAATGTAAGCGCAATTAAAATGGTTATCGCTGGGGCTAAGGCTGAAATGACAATGAGCCGGGGCACCGCTAAAGCAACTGTTTTAGGTGGAGGGGCTGATGCTCCTATCGGTGGCTATGCGAATGAAATTGAGATGGCAGAAGCGATGGCAGACCCACGTTATAGCACCGATGAAGTCTATCGTAAACAAGTCGCCACTAAACTAGCTAAATCTGCTTTTATCAGCTTCAACAACTAAAATTTATGAAATGGAGACACCTATAATGGGTGTCTTTCTTTATTTATCAAACATTTAAAATTTGAAAGGATGATTTATTAACTTGGCACAAACACTCGTAATTTCTTCTCCGGGTCTTGACTCTAACAATGCTGACGCTGGTCGTCTCAAAATGTTCTTGACCCAATTCGGCGGTGAGGTAATGACCGCCTATCGTCGTTTCTCTGTGACTCTTGGTCGCCATATGGAACGCACTATCCCCAACGGCAAAGCGGCAGACTTTCCGGTACTTGGTCGTAAAATTGCAAATTACCTGACTCCGGGCAAATCCTTAGATGATCTGCGTAAGGCTGAACAGCAAACACAGGTATCCATTAAGATTGATGGTCTGTTGACTGCCGATACTTTGATTACCGACATTGACGAAGCTATGAACCATTACGACGTTCGCTCTGAGTATTCTTATCAGATTGGCGAAGCACTCGCTATGGCACGTGATGGTGGCTTGTTGGCTGAAATTGCTAAGGGTGTCGTAGCAGACAAAGAATTGCTCCCTGGCTTAGGTAAAGGTAAAATCCTGAAACGTACGGTAGAGAATGGTCTGACCACTGAGTCTGAAGCTTTGGGTAAAGCTATTGTCTCTATGTTGCTTGAAGCCAAAACAGCAATGTCCAACAACTATGTCCCGAATGAAGGTCGTGTGTGCTATATGTTGCCTGTATGTGTCAACGCACTGGTAGCTTCTAAAGATGCTATCAATCGTGACTTCGGCGCAGTAGCATCCATTGTTGACGCAAAGGTTACCCGTATTGCTGGTATCGACATTGTTGAATGTCCCCATCTGACTGTTGGTGGTGTAACATCTACTGACAACGGTACACCTGAAGGTCTCATTCAAGGTACTGGTCATATCTTCCCGGCAGAGTACAAAGACAAAGCCGCTTTCTTGGTAGCTCATAGAACTACTGTAGGTACTTTGGTACTGAAGTCCTTTAACTTGGAACACGGTCGTCGTATCGAATACCAAGCTGACCATATCGTAGGCAAATACGCTATGGGTCACGGTTGTCTTCGTCCTGAAGCCGCCTTTATGGGTGTCATCGAGACAACTCCCGGTGCTTAATCAACTCTAAACTATAGGGAGACCTTCGGGTTTCCCTATTTTTTCTTATTATGAAAGAAAGGTGAACGATAACTTTGGAAATAACAGCTATCACAGAATTAGACGCAGTAAATGAAATGCTTAGCGTTATTGGTGAGTCGCCTGTAAATACCTTAGAGAATTTACAAAATATTGACGCTATAAATGCCCTGCGTATCCTCAGAGCAATTAATCGTCAGGAACAAGCTAGAGGTTGGTCATTCAATATTATTAGTGAACACACATTGAACCCTGACACTTATACAAAACGCATCAAATGGGCTGATAACTACCTCTACCTAAAAGGTAATAACGGAGAGAAACTTATTAAAAACGGTGAGTATATCAAAGACCTGTCAACAGGTGATACGACATTTAATAGTCCTATTTCAGCGGAAGTTATCCTATTGGTGCCCTTTGAGGAAATGCCGGAACCGATGCGGTCTTACATTATAGCTAAAGCTTCATTTAGCTTTCAGACCCGTGCTATGGGTTCCAGTGATCTAACAAATATTACGCAGTCTACAGTACAAGAAGCATGGATGCGTCTTCAAGAGTATGAGTTAGACAATAATACTTATAATATGCTTGACAACACGTCTGTAAGCGAATTGAGGAAAAGATAGATGACTCTGATTAATCAAGATATAAAAAACCTTGTCTCAGGTATCAGTCAGCAACCGCCGCTTTTAAGACACCCGGAACAACTTGAAGAACAACTTAATGGTTTTTCAAGTGAAGCCGCAGGTCTTCAGAAACGTCCCCCGACTTTAAATGTTGCAAAGCTCATAAAGTCACTGGATTTAAAAAGAAAACCTTTAGTGCACTTTATAAACCGTGATGACACTGAAAAATACATTATGATTTTTACGGGTGATGATGTCCTTGTTTTTGACCTTGAAGGAAACCAAAAAGTAGTTGACTTTGAAGGTTCTGCAAAGGACTACATTATTACAGGTAACCCACGTAGGAATTTAAGGTGCCAAACAATAGCTGACTATACCTTTATAGCTAACCGAATGGTTACAACGAGAATGTCTGATGAAACTACAGGCAATACATGGGATACTCAGGGTGCTCTGATAAATATTAAAAGTGGTCAATATGGTCGGACATATAAAGTAAACATAAATGGATCTACTGTAGCTTCTTTTACTACTCCTGATGGTTCAGATAAATCCCATACAACTCAAATTGCTACAGATTATATAGTCAGTCAGCTAGCAACGCAGGTAAGTGCTAATGGTTACGGAATACAGCAAGGTTCAAGTTGGTTATACCTTTATAAAAGCACTACGGGGAGCGTTACAAACACTATACAACATGTCACAGTAAATTCTGTCGCAGAACAGGTTGACCGTTTTCGGGGCATAAAAGCAACGTATCGTGAGGTAAATGGCACGAATATCGCAGTGAGCGGAACGACTATCACGGTCTATGCACATAACATAAAAAAAGTAGGTAATATTGAGATTGAACACAATCAAAAACTCAAAGAGGAAATTGCGGGCTGTCGTCGCCGCTGGTGGAAAGTTACTGAAAGAATTGTAGCAGATACGGAAGACTACACAGATATTGATTACATTTTAGAATGGGGAACGGTTGCCGAGGAAGTAACTGTACCTTCTAACGTGAATACAATAAAGACAGTTGATGTTTACGACGGATATAATAATCAAGCCGCCTTTGGCATTCTTAAATCAGTCCAAAAATTCTCTATGTTACCAGCTAGTGCTCCTGATGGTTTTATTGTAAAAGTTGCAGGCGAAGCAGGAAGTACCACTGATGACTACTATATTAGGTACGATGACACAGAGAAAATATGGAAAGAATGTGCTAGACCCGGTATTTTAAGCGGATATGAATTAACCTCTATGCCCCATATTTTAGTCCGTAACAGTGATGGAACATTCACAATGAAGAAAGCTGAGTGGTCAAAAAGAGAGATAGGGGACGACGACTCAAACCCACAACCTTCTTTCATTGACCAGCATATAAACGATATTTTCTTTTATCGTAATCGTTTAGGCGTTATTGCAGGTGAAAACGTAATATTAACTCGTAGTGCGGACTTTTTCAATTTTTGGATGACATCTGCCTTAGAAGTACAGGACACAGACCCCATTGATCTAGCGGTAAGCGACAATAAAATAGCTACACTTTTACACGCCGTTCCTTATGATGAAACTCTTGTCTTATTTAGTGATGACGCACAGTTTATTCTCAGATGTGACGGTGTTTTAAACCCTAAGGACGCTAATATTCCACCTCCTGTTACACGCTTTGGTAACTCTGTAAAAGCGAAACCTGCTTGTGCTGGTCGTAATCTTTATTTCCCGGCAGAGCGTAGCGAGTATACGACAGTAAGAGAATTTTTCACAGCGGCAGATAATACAGACCGCAAGGATGCTCAGGACATTACCAGTCATATCCCAAACTATATACCTAATGGAGTCTACAAATTAATTCCGTCAACTGTTGAAAACCTTATTTTGTTTTTGACTGAAGGTGCAGAAAATAAGGTATATATTTATAAATATCTTTTTGTGGACTCAGTTCGTCAGCAAGCCGCATGGTCTGTATGGGACTTTCAGAATAAAGTATATGGAGCGGAATTTATTGACTCTTACCTCTACATTGTTGTTGAGCGTAATGGAGTATTATGTCTCGAAAAAATGTCCTTTAGTTTCAACACGACAGACTTTGAAGACGAACCTTATAGGGTCTTTTTAGACAGAAAACTGGTTTATGATGTACCAAAAGGTTCATATAGTGATCTAAACGATGAAACAACATTGAACCTTGCCGACATCTATGGAGAAACATATCAGGAAGACCACCAGTACAGTGTTGTGACCACTGACGGTACTTATGTGCTGTCTGAAGGTAATATAGTAAAACTAATAGGAAACTATGAGGAACAGAGTATTATTGTAGGGTTGAATTATCTTTTTAGGGCTGTCATGTCTACTTTGATGCTTAAAAAGACAGACGAAGGAAGAACTCAGGCAATTACTGAAGGTAGACTTCAAATAAAGTATTTTTGGGTAAACTACAGCGAGTCAGGTTATTTTAAAGTCATTGTAGAACATTTTGACAAGAATACTTATACCTATGAGAACACGGCACGCATACTTGGAACGTCTTCTAATATTCTAAATAAATTACCTTTTCATACCGGACAATTTAAAGTGCCTATACATAGCTTGAATACTAATTGCCGAATTTATATAGAGAGTGAAGAACCTAATCCATTAGCTTTTGTAGGCGCAGGTTGGATTGGAGATTACTATAGGAGAACTCGCCAGTATTGATGACGATAAAGATACTCACGATAGGGTACTTAATGGATTTTATGGCGCATATACGCCCGGAAGACTTAGAGGAAGTGGAGGTCGGAGAAGGAAAGCCTTTTAAAGACCTCCCTATAAGTTCGTTGCTTAAAAGTGGTTGTCTTTGCCTTGTTGATAATGAAACTAACGAAGTGTACGCTTTGGGTGGTTGCGAAGATAATATTGTGTGGATGCTTTGTACTACACGAGTAGAGAATAATAAAATAAAGTTTCTCAGATACACTAAAGCACTTCTTAAAGAAGTCCTAAAAGGTGTTCCCTATCTCTATAATGCTGTCTATAAAAAGAATAAGCTTCATGTGAAATGGCTTGAATGGATGGGAGCGAAATTCATAAAAGAGACAGAAACGGAAACACATATAGCCTTTATGTTTGAAGGCAGGAAGGAGAGCGACAATGTGTGATTTTGGAACTGCTTTAGCATCAACACTACAGATAGGCGGTAGTCTTTTTGGTCAACATGAGCAGGCAAAGGCTTATCAGGCTCAATTAGATGCCCAAGCAAAAGCCGCTGTTACAGAAATGAACTTTGCTTTTCAAAACTACGAAGCAGAGCGTACAGATGCTTTTGACCAAACTGTAGCTGACATTATGAAGATACGTCAAAACGCCTTGCAGTTGAATAGTGGTGTCAAAGCGGCTGTAAACGAAAATATGAGCGGCAGAACAGCTAATCTGCTCGTTCGTAATGTTGAAGGTGATACAGCAAGGGCTGTAGGGTCGGCTAAAGATAACTACAGTCGTAAATCAAATGAAATTGATTTAAACAAAGAAGCGACCTTAAGGAGCACAAAAAGTTACATTGATAACCTTAATAAATCAGCTCCTAAGATGCCGTCTGCACTCAGTAATATCCTAGGAGCCGCCGCTACGGTCGTTGGTAATACTACAGGTGCCTTAAATAGAAAGAATGAAGTTCTTTCAAAAGGTCTCGAGTGGGATTGGTGGACAGGTGGAGCAAAATTGGGGAGGAGTGCATCTACGAAAGCTTCATCATATTTTAATAAGGAGGTACATTTTTAGTGGCAAATTTAATCGGTAATGCGATAGGAACTCAGCGACAATTTGCCAAACAACCGGAAGGTGTCTATGGAAAAAGGTTGCAAGGTGTGTCTGTGGGTGCTGGTCTTGGTTTAAGGGACACTTCAGGGGCTATGAATTTAGCAAACTCTTTGGGGTTACTTGGCGGTGCTATTTTAGAAGCCCAAGTTGCTAAAGATGCCCGGAGAGAAAAACTTGGTAATGCTGAAGCTGACCGCATTTTTGCCCTTACTTCAGAAGAAGATAAACAGAAGTTAAGCACTTTGGATATATTAGCAAGGTCAGAAAAGTTTGATCTTGCTGACAATCCATATGCCGCCGCTCGTATTGATGAACTGCGTGGTCAACATTTGAATACATTGTATAAGAATGAATATGACCAAAGCGTAGCTCCTAATCAACCGTTAGCAAAGGACTCACAGGAAAATGCTAAGACCTTTGAGGACTACATGAATAGTCGTCTAAAAGAAGACGGTATTACTTTTACGAATAGTACCGCCTTTAATAAAGGTTTTTTTAGTAGTCGTCCTATTGATTTATTAGAGCAGGATGCCAAGTATCGTAAGCGTCGTCAAAATGACTTAGAAGAAAAACGTAATGCGGCGTTGAGTTCTAAAGCAGACGACATTATAACAAATTCTTATGGCAGGGCAGATGTAGATGTAGCACGTGACTTACAGAAACTTCAAGAAGACGAAATGTTGACAGGTGTTAGCCTTAATGTCCGTCTGAAGCTTTCTGAAGGTATACTGAAATCTTTAGCACTAAATGGTAGTCCTTCGCAAATAACTGCTTATGGGGAAACTGTTTTATACTTCGATGACACTACTGGTCAAGAAGTACGTGTCAAAGACCTAAACCCTATGGGCTATTATAATGTTCTTGCAAATAGAGCTAATAGTGCTATGTTTGAACAAAAGACTAGGGAGTTTCTAAAAGGTGCTGAGTCTTTAACTTCATCTGAAATTCCTGATTATTTTGAAAAACTACAAAAGTCTGACCCGACTTTTTACAAAGCGATAGCACCACGGCTTGAAGGAATGGTCAAAGCGGCGCAGATACGTGAAGAAAAAGAACGAAAGGCGTATCAAAAAGCCCAAGAAGACGCTTATAAAAGTAGAGCGGCTACGAATGCGCTTGAAGATAAATTTCAGGCTTTTAACAGCGGAAAAACTTTAGATATAAATGGGCGACTGTCAACAACAAATATTTATGAGTGTAACGGAAAACAATATAATTTTACAGAACGGGAAGTTATTGATTGGTCACAACAAAAGTTCTATGACAATATCAAAACTTTAGGAGCTGTTGAGGGAAGTAAAGCTAACCTTCAGCTACTTTCATTTCCTCCTGTAGCTGAGAAATTCACAAAAGCCATTACGAAACAAATGGACAGGGGTTTGGCTCTTTTGAATGTAAATTCTTTAGAGGTTGACGAAGAAGGAAACAAAATATTGCCGCAAGAGCTTGATAATATTGTGACTATGTATAAAGTTGATCCCGGTCTTTTCTCAGCGACTTTTGGGACTGAAAGTAAAGATATATTGATACTTAGCCAACTAATAGATGCTAATGGTTTAGAAGAGGGTGTTGCTAAGTATGCAGAACGCAGAGATACCTTTAATGGTGACATTACTTTAAAAGAAAAGCACCAAAAGAGACTAAAAGATGCCTATGAAACGGTTATGACTATCCCTGAGCTAAACACTTTAGGCGGCTATGGTGAGACCGGGACAGCAAACCTGACAACTAACTATACCTTAAACTCAATGTTTCATACTACGTTAGATGGATTTTTACTGTCGGGAATGGACGAGACTAAGGCGATCTCACTGGCTAAACAACAAGTCGCATCTGCTTTCTTTAATTATGATGGTGTCGCTATTCCTAAGAATTTCATTATGAATATCCAAAGTAGCAATCAAGAAACGGTTGCTTTAGCGTACCTTGAAAATAAGAAGAAAGAGTTGGCTGTTGATGGTGACGAAGAAAATGTTCATTACTACCACGCAAATGGTGTGCTTAAAGCTGAATATCATGGGAAGACCGTGTATTCTCAGCAGTTAGCAGGTTTTACTGAGGATGTCAGCAAATACCTTCAGTCTCTACCGGAAGCACAGCGGGTAAGACTTGAAGATGTCTATAATATCCCGTTGGATGACTCAGAGTATTACGAGGCTGACCCAACAGCTAAGATAATACGTGATGCGGGGCTTGATGCAAATAGGTATCTGAATGATTAAATAAAGAAAGGGAAAATATGAATAGCCGAGATTTAGCAGAACTTGTCTCACAGCATACAGAGCGTAATGGCAGAAAAATACCTGCTACGTTTATTTATGCACAGATGGCACATGAGACAGGTGGATTTAAAAGTGAATTAGCTTTAAAGCATAACAATTTTGGAGGAGTAACACAGGTTGCTCCTAATGGTTTAGACCAACCTGACGGTAGTAATTATTATATGGATTTTGGTAGCCCGGACGAGTTCGCTGAATACTACGGCAATTATCTTTCCAAGTATGCAGAAGACGGTATCTATGAAGCTACCACAATAGACCAATATGCAAATGCTTTAAAACGTGGTGGATACTACGGGGATACCGCAGAAAACTACGCGGCAGGTATGAAGCATTTTGCAGGACAAGACAGTATACTTGAATTAAGTTCCTATGCTAAAGAGATTGTTGATCCTCAAAAACCTATAGTTGAACAGGAAGTTGTACCTGATGCTACCTTTGAAGACAAATTTTATGACTCTGTTTATGACTCTGCAATATGGGGATCTTTTAGAACAGCAGGGACTCTTAAAGATGCTCCTGACGATGATACGTTTACTTTGACTCAGGAGGACATAGACGCTGTTCAAAAGGAACTTGGTGGAGACTATTCGGCGACTTTATGGGTCGCTCAAAATGCTCGTAGTGCCACACAGCTTGCTAAACTTACCCGCATGAAAAAAGAGGATTTAGAACGTCGTAAAAGAATTGACAGGTCGTCTATAGGGTTTGATACTTTTGGAACTGTATTAGGTCTTGCTGTAGACCCTCTGAACTATATACCGCTTTTAGGTACTACGGGCAAGGTTGGTACATTATCCCGTTATCTAAAATTAGCGGCGGCGAATACAGCAATAAGTCTACCGGAACGAGGAATTACGCAAGCGGTCACAGGATATGAGCAGGACTACAAAGCGGCGGCATTTCTAAGTGCTATTGCTGGTGGTGCAGTTCCCGCTGTATTCGATATGGCGGGTATAGGTTTACGTAAAGGCTTAAAATATGTAGAAGATGCACAAGCTTCTTATATAAATGCTCAGGCACACGCTCAGGATGTGATGAAAGGGAAAAAACCTTCTTCCGTTGTGCAACATATGGATGACTTAAAGGTACGTCTGGAAAAACTACATGACCCTGCATTTGCTAAAGGTGTTAGTGTAGCTACTCCTGAAAATGGTGTTTATATCCTTAGTAAAGAAGATGCTAAACGTGTTTTACGTGATTTAGGAGAAGACGCACCCGATGGTGTTAAAGGTATCTTTGATGACGCTACAGGTATTTCCGTTTTAGTTAAGGATAATCTGAAAGATACAGACGATCTATTGAAAACCATCTTGCATGAAAAAGGCGCACATGGTCTAAAGCATATTCTTAGCGAACATGATTTAAAACAAGTATATGCAGACCTTAAGTTTCGTATGAGAAACAACCCCTCACCGGCATTAAAAAGGGCAATGAAAAGAGCCGTCAATAAAGAAGACCCCGAAGAAGTTTTGGGATATTTTGTGGAAGAAGCAAAATCTAATAATCCACTTATAAGAGATATAAAAAAGAAGCTCGACAAGGGAATGAATACTCTAGGTGTTAAAGGGCGTATGACTGAGGGGGATTTTATTGACCTTATAACACGTTCAGCAAGTTCTCACAAAGCAACCTCACAGGGTTATCGGACTTTACCGGATGGCACTTCTGTTTATCATAACTTCCGTTTTTCTGAGACAAGTATACTTAACCCTCAGAAATTGGATGAAGTCAACGAGTTAGTAACAGGAGAAATAGGTGGTCTCGGAAAGATGCTTGCACGTTGGAAACTCTTTGCGACTCCATACACTTTAGCGGCTACCTCTGCATCTAAAACTCTCCAAAAGTTTATTGGACGTTCTTTAGACAACCCTTATATGAATAAAGCATTAGATTTTGTCACAACAGAGTCTCAGAAACGAACCTTAATCGGCAGGCTGAATGAGCCGTACAATAACTACATGAAGGTACGTCAAGAAGCCTTAGTAGCCCGTACAGGACAACGTGGACGCTTTAGTAATGCTTTGAAACAACAATATAATGAAGAATGTATTCAATGTTATAATTTCCTGTATGGCAACAATAAGGCAGGATATGTAGGTAAAACATGGTCTCCTGAAGTTATGAAAGGTGCCAAAGCCCTTAAAGAACTCAGGGATGCACAAATTGATTTACTGAAGAATTGTCACAAAATTTTTGGTGAAGGAAAACCTATTCTGCCTGATGAATGGAAAACAATAGACGACGAATTTTGGCGTTTTATTGACGATGATAAAAGAGCGCATTTCGTGTCTATGTTTGATAATGACGAAAAAGCTATAGAGTTTCTGACAAAATACGGAAAACAGGCGGCTAAACGTAATGTTATCAAACAGCGATTAGAAGAAAGGTTAGAGAAAGAATGGAGAGCTAAAATTGAACAGGGTGTTAAAGATGGTTCCATAAAGAAAGCTCCGGAGCGGGTTATAGTTTCTGAAGAAATGGTAGAAGCAGAGGTTGAGAAAGAAGCTAAAGCGTGGGCTACTGGGGTTGTCGATAAGAATACGTCTTCGATGACAGTCGGAAACATCCGTTCAAACGAAGTAGGTCAGCTTGACTTCCTGCAACATAGGTTTCCTATGGATACTTCAACTACTTTGAAAGACCCTTGGGGTATGGACTTTTCTTTTGATGAAGCCATGCGTTCCTATGATTTTGACAGCACTGTTCCTTTCTTGCTTAATAGAACTGCTGGGGAAATATCTCTCCACAATTTATTTAGTAACAAGGTGCGACAAAATGTCAACGCATATGGGTTTGAAGAAAATGTTTTAGATAATATTGTGAACCTCCGCAAACAGATTGAGAACGAACTACAGTCCGCAGTAAATAATAAGAAAATCTCTAGGTCAGCTATGTATGAGGACTTAAAGGCTTTTGATTTTACTATAGACAGGTTAAGAGGTATTTCAAGTCAGCAGGAACCAAAGACTTATTTTGATGCCTTTACCCGTATGTTGTCTACTATGTCCTATGCTCGTAATGGTGCCAATATGGGTATCAACCAATTATCTGAAATATCAGGAACTATGGCTTATGCGGGGGCTGATGCGGCATTGGATTTAATACCTATCTTTGGTAAAACTATTCGTGAAATGCGATATGGTGAGAAGATTGACGACATAACCAATGAAGCTCAACACTTCCTTTTTGGTGAGAATACTTATCAATATCTTTGGCACAATGCTAGAGCGACATCATCAGATATGTTTAGTCGTGTTGATAATACAGGAAGTAAAATAGCTTCAGGGTTGGATGCAGTTGCTGGTGTAGTAAATACTGGTGCTTCCGCTGTATCATCTATAAATGGTCTTCAAAAACTAACAAACTTTATGATTGAAAGTGCTCGAAAACATACACTGATCGACGTTGCTATGTGGTGTAATGGTAAAGAATTTTCTAAATGGCGGAACCCCTTCAGTATGAAAAAATTAGAAGCGGCTGGAATTAAAGATGTAGAAGCCTTTAAGGAAACTTTAAGAACCTATATGAAGCGTGATAAGAATGGTGTTATAACCGATATGGACTTAGCAGGTCTCGCACGTGATAACGCTACTGCTTTAGCTAAACTGAGAACTTTGGTTGATTATCAGGCGCAAAGGTGTATCACGCAGGAGACCATAGGTACTACAAATCTTCTAAAAGAAAGCTCACCATTTTGGAGAGTGTTCTTTCAGTTCAAAGACTTTACCATGAGAGCAACCCATAGTCAGACATTAAGAGCAGTGTTTAATCACGAACTGGATGACGTGATGTCTACTATTTTTGGTGTTGCAACTAATGCCGCCGCAGTTGCTACTGTTGCTTATATGCGAGGGTGGGCAATGTTTGGAGACAATGAATACAAGCGTAGGGAATATTTAGATAAATATATGAATCCGACTGCTCTTGCCTACGCTGGTGTAGTAAGAAGCCCTATAGGAGGGTCGGCATTCTCCGCTTCCAACGATATTGCAGAAGCTATAGGTCTCAATCCTTTTGGTATGCCCACAATTCGTACAACTGTTAATAGACGACAGCAAAATAAGAATTTGTTTGAAGACCCAAAAGGTAGTATTGGTGGGTTAATTGCTCAACTTCCTGCTGTTGATACGGCACTTGATATTGGTAAAACAGCGTTACTTCCTTTTCAGGAAAAAGAAATGACCCAAAGACAACTGAAAGAAGCTCTCTCGTTGTTCCCGGGTCAGAATAATCTTTTGATTATGAAGTTGAGGGAAGAAATGTTTGACGAATTACATCTTGCCGAACGCTAATGTTTTCTTGCGGCATACATAGCAAGCCAAAAAGACCCTAACATAAATACAGGGATACCTATTCGTACAAACATTGGTGCTCCACCTCTGTTTTCTATGCAACCTGGAATTACACATACAGCTATTAAAAGAGTAACAACAACATTAAAAATTAATCTATCAGACATGCCATGAGTCTCCTTTCAGGTCACTTGTGGTGTGTCTTTATTATATCATTAAAAGAAAGGAAATGATACATATAGCAACGGAATTAAAGACCTCTATTACCTACACAGGTACGGGTTCACAGAAACTTTTTGATATCCCTTTTGACTATTTGCGTACTTCTTTTGTTAAAACAAATGTAGATGATATAGTGTTAACCTATGGTGAAGATTATGTCATAATCAATCGTCAAATAGAGTTTACTGTGGCTCCTATAAGTGGTTCCCATGTTGTGATCTATAGGGAAACAACAACTGACCGTTTGGTATCTTGGGCAGATGCGAGTGTCCTTAAAGCATCTGATATGACAATTAATCAAGTCCAACAGCTTCATATCTTAGAGGAACAGCAGGACTGGACAAAGACCAATAGTATCGTTATGGAAGGGACTGTCGGTTGGAACGCTAGGTTCCATAGGATTATCAATGTGGGCGACCCTGTGGAACCGCAGGATGCTGTAACTAAACAGTACGTTGAAGATGTTAAAACAGGCTTTATTTCAGAAATGATAAAAGTTAAGAACTCAGCTATTACTGAAATTACAGACATCAAAAATAAAGCTATAGAAGCTATTAATAACCTTAAAGCATCAACAGAGACTTACCTTACTCAGTTGAAAGATACTTTTAAAAGTTTTGTCACAGAAAAAACAGAAGAGGTAAGCTCCTTAAAAGAGAGCGCAGACACTTCAGCTTCTACGGCGACCAAAGAAGCTGACAGAGCTAAAAAGGAAGCCGATAGAGCCGCACAAAACGCCAATAAAGTAGATATGTCTAATTATTACGATAAAGCAAAGAGTGATGAATTACTTGCAAATAAAGCGGACTTGGTGGAGGGCAAAGTTCCTAAGAATCAGTTACCTGACAGTGTTTATATCCCTGCAAACAGTAATCTTGATACTTATTTAGAAACTGGGGACTATCACAGCCCTATTGATAGTGAAGCGGCTACTATAACTAATGCGCCGCTGAAAACTGCTTTCTTTCTCCATGTAGATAGGGCGAATGAAAATAATGTCAGACAAGTTATCACCCATTACCCCTTCGATAGTAGAACTTTTTACAGATTATATTATGCTGGTGAGTGGAGTGCATGGTTAGAGCTAGCACGTTTTAATGCAGAGGGGCACTTGGTGTTACCCAATGGTGCTGAATTTTGGATAGAATGATGTGATATCATGGCAGAACTTGCAAAGAAATTACATTTCAAAAAACTGGCTTAGAGCAAACAACTAAAGCCTACTCCACTATTGTTGAAGCGGGGACTGAATACATTCCAAACAAAATTGATGGCATAAACTGTTATATACCTATTGGTGCAACTACTGATAGCAGGATGACAATAGGACGTGTTACTAAAAATGGTAGTAAAGCTATTTTAAATAGTGGTAAACCACCATACGATAAGATTGAATGGCGCACACCCGGTACATATACATTCACTGTTCCGGCAGGTGTAACAACACTTGCGGTTACTGTGGCTGGTGCAGGTGGTGGTGGGGGTGGTTTTGGATCTTGGAGAAAAGAAACAGGAAATTAAATGGAGGTGATTAAATATGGGTGCAGGAGGTCATGGCGGTCAAGGCGCATTAAAGACACAATTAATTTCTGTAACTCCTGGAAGTGTGCTAACGATTAGAGTAGGCGCGGGAGGATCAGGAGGAGAAAGTAAAAGTAAAAAGTCTAGCGTTTCTGGTACAATACAAGGTAACTCTGGTGGTAATGGTGGTACAAGTGCTATTGATAATTTTACATCAGCACAAGGTGGTGTTGGCGGTGAAGGTGGTATAGGTGGACAAGGAAGTAGAGACGGTGTAGCAGGCACTTCTTACGGAACAGGTGGCATCGGAGGTATTGGTGGTGTTTCTAATTTTGCTGGTAAGGGTACAAATGGTTCGCCCGGGTCTAATGGTTGGGTAATTATAGAATACGGAGGTGATATTTAATGGCAAAAAATAGGTTCGCACAGCCTTTATATGGCAAAATAATTTATATCTTTGAGACTGACTTGGAGAAAGCAGATTTAGCAACAATATTTGACCCAAAGACATATTGGATTGATGTTACTAATATTGATTGTGAAGTTGGTTATATCCAAGAGTATAAAGAAGGTGTAGGTATCGTATGGGTGAAACCTCCTGATACTGAACCGACTTTAGAGTCCGAAAAGGCTCATAAGGAAGCACAAATGAAAGCTGAAAGAGACCTAAGAGAAGTTACTGTCATTGAGTATAAAGATAAACTTTTTGACTATGATGATAAAGCACGTGAACGTATGCGTATCGCAAAGGAAGACCTTGAAAATACAGGGGTTACTTCTAGGCTTTGGACGTGTGCTGATGAAAGTATTGCAGAAGTTACCGTTGCAGATTTTGAAGCAATAAATAGTTTAGCGGCAACACGCTCAGAGGAACTACATTTTCAATATAGGAAACTAAAAGTAAAAATAAAGGCTTGTACTGATATTCCGTCGGTACAAGCTATTTCTTTTGACACAGATTGTTCAGATGTGGATTTAGGGCTGGTGATGGAATAAATGGCATTATTAAATGCGAAACTTTATGTCAAACGCAACGGTGAAGCCGCCGTTCCATGCAATCTCTATAGTACCACAGAAGAAGTCGGCGGCGAATATGTTACGGTTACTGCTTCTAACACAAAAGCATATGCAAAGCTGGGGGGGACATCTGATGCCTTTTGTACACAAGGCAG